GAATGAATCCGTAGCGAACACACCCTGATACAAGTTGAAATCCCCACCGGCTGCTATGAGATTCAGCGCAAGAATGTTCGTGAAAGTCAGACCATCCTTACTGGCAAAAGATGTCCCCTTCGAAATCGTCACAGTGTTAGGAGCTGCAAGATTGAGCTTCGTGTACGTGTATGTCACTTGAGCGAGTGCAGCCGACCGCCCTGTCAAAACATATCCGTTGAGCTTTCCCTGAGAGGCCAGATTTTGCCTCTCCACGGCTGTATCCGGGAAACATTCAGACAGCGCAGCATCAATGTAGTAGTGGAGGGCGTCAGCAGGGTAGAGCACAATGTCTGCCAGCAGAGCCTCAACCGAAGCACTTGTGAAGTCCAGACTCAAGGTCGGGTACTTCACCTGTATGTCGGCTATGAGTTTCGCCTTGAGCGAATCGTAATCCCTAGCTGTATAGTCTTTCCGCTCAAACGCACTCATCCTCGTACCCCCCAGTTCCTAATTGAGACATCCAGCGTTTCCGATATGCTGGGAGATTCCCGATAGGTAAATGTGATGGACACCCGCACAGTATGATCGGAAACTGAGTCCTCATCGACCGTTACGCCCCGAATCACAATCTCTGGAATGCAAACCGCACAAGCCCCTGTAATCGCGGGAGCAACTTGAAACGGGAGCAAATCACGCATCTTCTCGAAGTCCAGAGCAGGCAACTGTGTCCCGACAAGCGGACTCATCGGGATCTCCCCGCTCAGTACCCCACAGAGAACCCGGATTCGAGACTCGATTGCTTGATGGCGAGTACCTTTCCGGATTTCCACCCGATAGGTATCAGGCTCGAAATAGAAATACAGAAACAGTTTTTCTGGTCTACTCGCCCATCCTGCCACCCGATTCACCCCCTGTAAAGTATAGCATCAACAGCATTTCCTTAGCTGATGTATGATGCGATAGTAGTCTCCAATGTCGTGAGTGCTGTGGTAAGCGTACTAATGGCAGCAACCGTCTGTACCGCCCCAGCCCCGCACGCAGCCTTCAATGCAGTAGCATCTCCGAGTGTACCGTTCGGTTGCCAACTAGCAAAAGCGGCCATGAAGGTGTTGAGCGCCGTATCCAAGCCCCGAGCAGCGGAAGAAACTGCATTGATCTTGCCTGCAAGGTCTGAATGCGCTGTATTGGCAATTGCATCTGCCAGCCGCCCGGCAAACGCCTCGATAGCACTCAGGGTAGCCCCAGTCGCCTGATGCCCCGAGGCTTCACTCTGCAGACTGGCTTTGATCAGGTCGTAAATCGTGTCTCGAAACGATGCCATATCTCTCCCTACAGTTGAGTCTTCACACCGTTAGCATTGATCGAATCCCCTACTCGATTCAGGAAGTCGGACAACGCTGCCGGGAAGATCGGGGAAGGGGATCCCGGTTGTGATGACTGAGTAAGAGAAGTCTTGTAGTTGATCAACCACTCAACCATTTCCTCAGTGACAAGGAACTTTCCGTTTACTTTCAACCCCGCTGCAGTCATCGTAAGCGTCAGACCACCGTCATCCTTGCCACCAAGAATGGTGAGAGTGAGACCATTCTTGTCGAAGAGCAGTGTGTTCTTCGTGACCGGGGAGGTAATCTGGACACGCTCCGCTCCGTCCTCTGCCCACATCTCCACCATATTGCCTGCAAGGTCCACAGCACGGATTGATGCTGCTCCTGCCAAATCCGTCTTGTAGTCCAGTTGCGTACCATCAATGACATCTCGAAGACCACGCTGTTGGGCATTATGGAGGTTTGCATCTTCCGAGACCGGACTATTCATCTCGAAGACTTGTCCCGCTCGATCAACAATCCGCACCTTTTCCAATGCATCCTCTTCCACCACATAGATAGTAGCACCCTTCGGAGTCTTCAACAACACTTGGGGTTGATCAGTTTCTGTAGACTCGGCTGGGCGGTCAGAGGTTTGTGTGGACGCACGCTGACCATCAGAAGGCCCCCACTCAGAACCCACCTCCCCGTATTGTTGGGACTCTGCTACTCGCTTCCGACATCCAGCGAAAACGATCGGTTTCGAGATGTCATTCTCCTCGAACATAACGTACACAGTAGCCCCGCGTGGGTAAGGTAGTTCCATCCCCATGTCATAGGCCCCAGCCCCCGGATACCCCACCCAAGCCCAAGGCAACAGAGCTACAGCCATGTTTCCGTGTAGCTGGCGAATACGCACACGAACACGCCCAAGACCCTCGGGGTCTTGAGTATCCTCTACCACACCTACAAGTACCATTTACTCTCCACTACTCTCTGCAACATGCTCTCCAGCCATCTCCACGGCTGGCTCCTTCGGGCGCTCAATCGGCCCCATTTTCTGCAAAGACAACGAACTGGTGTAAACACCGGGGGCCAACGAGAAACTGATATCCGTGATCATGTAGACCCCGGCAAATGGGAACATCCTGCCATTCGGGGTTGGTGTTAAAACTTCCACCATGGAGAACGGCTCCAACAGTGAGGCTTCCGGGTACTGCAGACGCATTGTCGCCTGTACTGGGATGATCCCCAAGTTGTGCTGCCGCATTTTGACAATCTGTTGCCACTGCGCCACTGTCATCACTCGGGACTGACGAGTAGCATCCGTCTCGGTCTGCACCAAATAGTGCATCCCTGTCTGAGCATCGAAGACACTCTCCATCCCCGGTGTTTGCCACGGGCTGACTTCTGACCCCGGAGCAAGCACGTTATCCCCGACAGTGACTGGTGCTGACTCAGCCATCGACAACTCGGATTCTTGCCACTCCCGTGTCTCAGGATCACATAGTTCCGCCCGAGCATCTGCCAAGCCCATCATCGCCGGAGTGAAACCATCGAGCGTGACATCAAAAGACTCCACATCCGAAAAGTTACCGCTTCCCTCATCATCTACCGTGGTGTCAACAAAGAACCGCGCCCGGCGCTCCACATCGGAAGCAATATGCTTGATCTTGACATAGGTTTGTGCGGGGTTGGACTCACTAGCCGAAATCCCCCCTTGGAGAATCACCCGTACACCTGTATTCTTCGAGAGGAAGAAATCCTCGATGATCTGCGCCAGATTACGGAATAGAACTGCGTTTGTGTTTGTATTGCGGTACCTGTAGGTAGACTGAGCCGAAGCAAGGAAGGTAGAGATTTCGGTCGCTGGTATGTCCTGCCCCAATGTTTCCGGCGACCACTCGATCGCTACACCACCGCTTGCATCAAACAACGACTCCATCTGTGTCTGGAAAAAGGCGTGTGCTGTCTGGCCTGAAGGAATACTCTCTGGGTTGAACACATTGTAGCTGAATGAATCCGCTGAAGTAGTCATATCCAGATCAAAGCCCGTCAGCGTCAGATTCAAACCCCTACGAGAGACCTTCGTCCGCACCTTCAAGACAATGCCCCGAAGATAGGACGCGAAGCCTGTCACAGAATTGGGCACCCCGACACCATGAAAGACTCCGGTGTTATCGAAGTACCCGAAACAGAAGTTAATACTCCCGAGAGGGGCGTCAGACAACGCATCCTGATTGAGTGTGTAGTGCAGGACATTCAACACATCGTATGTAGGATCGAACAAGTTCAGAGTGAACTCACCAGCACTGAAATTCCTCGTTCGTCTCCGATACTCGAAAGATGTGATGTACGACGGTCCATTGATCGCCGGGGAACTCCCCGAGGGCCGAGACAACACCATGTGTGATGGGTCGTTGATATCTCCGAGAATGACCTCTAGATAGGGCAGACGGGGATTCTTGGATTTGTTATCATCCGGTGTGTAAAGCACAGACCCCATCTACAACCCCCAAACAAACAAGTACAAAATAGCTAGAACAAACGAGATGCCGCAGTGCTGATCTTCGTTACAACGTACACCAGAGGCGGGAAGGCTAGTTTCACCCCGCTTACATACCGCAGGGGGTTGAGTGAAACCCACCGGTTGAAGAGGGCCACAGCCCAGAAGTACCTCGGATCCCCGTAGACGGTACGAGCAATAGAATCCAGCCGATGCTCACTTCCCGGCGCAAGCACCCCAACTTGCGTAGCCCCAGTGGACTCCTGATCGAATTCAGCGTACCGGCGGAAGGATAACCGCTGGACCCCACCTTCCGTCACGATCTGGCATTGGGCGTAGCGCGAAGGTGCCCCCTGAACACGCTTCGCGCTACGTGTTTGTACCGAAACCTGACTCAGACGCCCGAGTGCCATCACCCAACCTATGCGAGGGCTACGTACCCGACATAGACTGTGACAGTGACATCCGTCGAGGCATGAGCATTCGAGAAGAAGAGCTTGTCAAATGCCAACCCGGTGGCTCCACACGCAAGGTCCATGTTGTCTAGATACAGATGACAGTTTCCCATCGGAATCGGCGTTCCTGTATCTGCGTGAATCTTGTAGGATACATCTGGTGTACCGGGTACCGTCTCGGGATAGGCACTCACCTTGATGAGGACAAACTTGACATCCGCATCCGAATCTACAGGAGCAATGTTAAGTTCCACATCACTGTCCCCGTGCGCAATAGTTACTGGGCCTGTGACTGCCCAAGCATCAACCCCTGTAATCGAGGCTACATCAGATACTGGGGTCTGTCCAGTAGCCGTCGCACCTATCGTAACACTGATCTCCATCTGTTCCTCCTCTGACCCCTTATGGAGTCCATGTTGCTACAGGAGCCCCCCTGTAACGAAACTTGGCAGTGCAAACGGAAGCCTAAGTTGTGCATCCAACTCAGCCTGTTCGTAATCCATCTGCCCTCCGGTCCAAAACGCTTCAGTCTCGGCAATCGTCAACTCAACCTGTGCGTACATCGGCACAAGGGGAATGAAGTTTGCGTGATTCCCAAAACCGGGGAAGTTCAAACCGGCCAGCGGTGCCTTGTCATACGACACCGAAACAGTCTTCACTACCCCTTTCAATAGAGTATAGACTCCAACAGCTAGAATCACCTTCTTGGGTGGCCGCTGATTCCCACCAGTATCCCTTGGGTAAAGAAACGTCTTGTACCAATTGATCTTCTGAGTAATCTGCAAGAGAGGCATCACATCCGCAACCAAGTGAATCGTGAGTTTGATTTCCCGTCCAGAGGTATTCCGATACCCAAAGAGAGGGATTGTGCGCCCCATCGTCTGCACTTCTTCGTAGTTGGCGGTGATGGTCTCCGGGATATTCGGCTCCACGAAAACCAACCGCTGAAAATTCAACATGTTTTCGTAGTCGAAGATCACCCCGAGGGTAGTCAAAGACTTATCCACGAAGGGTAAGTCCCCTACGGAGATCATGCTCCCCAACCCTACAGCATCCAGAGCGTTTTGCGTTGTATGGCCACTCTCATACATCCCGCCGTGTGCATTGTTCGACGCTTGTGGGATCTGAGGATGATAGGGGTCAGACGGAATGATCGGCATTACCTATCCCTCCCGAGCAAAACACCCATATCCGACTCCTTCAAACCCTCCACGCTATCCTTCACGGTGAAGATAGCATCCACGAGTCTGCGCACCTCTTCCCGCACCACGGAAATCATCTCATTACGAGCTACATCCTGCTTTGCGGCGATCTGCTCCATCGTTGGGAGTGGTAGCACTACCTCCGGCCCGGCCTCCCCAAGCGGAGCTAACACTTCATCGAGAATGATACCTCCGGCCTCTTGTGGGGGTGCTAGGGGAACTTCTGAACTGCTACCCAACAACTGTGCAAGTTGTGCTTCACTGTAGACAGATAACGGATCCACATAACCACTATCAGCATCACCAAAAGATACACCAAAGTGCAGCATTGGGTCGTTCTCCGGTGCATTCCCCGACGTGCCTACAGTACCTAAGATATCTCCTGCTGCGACACGATCTCCGGTACCAACACTCAACGTATCCAGATGCATAAATGTAAAGTATCGATTAGGATCACTGAGGGATTGCAAAAACAACTCATTTCCGCCCCCAGTAGTTTCCCCACCCAAATTAGCAGTCACAACCACACTATCTTCGAGGGCTAAGACCGGAGTCCCACGCAGTGCATCAAGGTCAATACCATTATGTTGCCCGGACGCATTGTTTCTCGCCGTCCCATAACCGGGAAGACCTGCGGCTGGCGTGCCATCATCACGAGTGTAGTTGAGCGGGAAGGATGCAGGAACCCCTCCTCGGGCAATAGTATCTTGCGGGTTGAGAACCGGTGACCCCCCAAGAGGAGCCCTTGAACGCTCATACGACTGCTGCGCAGTAAGCCCTTCTTCCGGACGCCACCACTCACCGGGAGCTACCTCAATCCAACCCCCACCCTGCATTCCGGGGCCTAAACCCATAGCGTTAAACCCACGGTCTACTAAAGCACCCCACTGATTTTCGTACCCCAGTGTATTGCTATGGAAGGTCTCACCGACTCCTGAACGATATGCCATAGCAGCATACGCTGCATCCATTCTATCACGCTCTCCAGCAGGAATCAACGACTCCAAACCGTTGAGAACAAGGGTACTAACCGCTTGATCTTTTGAACCCAACACTACATCCGTCAAAGCACCATCCGGCAGACTCAAGCGCACAGCCGCAAAGGTTGTCCTAACTGCATCCACGAGCAGTGGTACTAGTTCATTGAACACAACAGCAAGCTGATCTCCAACCTGACCCAACGCTCCACCTAACGCACCCATCAGATTCGAGACCCCGGCTTTGACTTCTGGACGATCAAAGGCTTTGATCAGCATGTCCAACATCTTCACAAGAATAGGTGCTACAGCATCTACAGTAATGACCACAATATCTGCTAGGGTCGAGAGGATCCTGCCGAATGTATCTCCCATAGTGGTAACAAGTTCATTGGATGGATCAGTAAGCTGGTCGAACGCTATGGTAAGCACATTAGCGATCTCACCAACAATCGTCTCAGCCTGCGTCAAAAGCCATGGTACATTCGCCTGAATCCAGTCTACACCCGATTGAATCAGCCGCTGGAAAGGTGAAGGCCCCTGCGTCCCATCGAAGAAACGCAGAATACCATCCCACATACTGGAGAGCCATGTCTTGATCTGATCCCCGTACTGCTCGACAGTGTCCTTCCCGAACTGGAATAGACTACCAAGTACCCCGAACGATTCCATCTCTTCGGGTGAAAAGTCCGTCAGGATCCCCCCAATAGCCATGACCGCCGTGACCAACGATGCAATAGGGGTGAACACACCACCCAGAGGCCCGAACATGAAGTCGATACCCTGCGTCACCATCCCGAAGCCTTGAGACAAGACATCGAGACGACCCCCCAATAGCTCCAAGCCTTCGAGCAGAACAGGAAGCGGGGTGTTCCCTATGGTAATGCTATTGGCGAAACTCTCCAGTTGTCTTGCAAGTGCCTCTGCTGGTGTTAGAGAATCCCGCACTTGCTGAGTTGTGTAGTCCACACCATCCCCGACAGCCATGAATGCATCAGCCGTATCCCACGCCTCAGCCCCCATGGCATCAAACTGCGTGATCACACGATACCACATCGCCATGTCGGTATCCAAAGCAGAAGGACTAGACAAGCCTTGTAGAATCGCTGCCCGCTCTTCTTCAGTCCCTGCGGCTAATGCCTCGCGTAGAAGTGGCCGCATACGATCTATGATAGCCCGCCATGCTTCTTGTGCGTCACCGGACTGCAAAGCACTGAGGAAGACTTCGGGGCCACCCACTGCTTGCGCCAAGGCTGTAGGATTGGTATACGAAGCCCCTTGGAGAATCGTGTTCCACAACCCACCAACATTCGCACCTGCCTGCGTAGCGAGTTGTGAAGTGCTGAGTAGGAACCCTTGGAAGTTGCGTGCTGCTTCGGGATTGTCCAAAGCTAATTGCAGCCCGGCAACCGTATCCGTGCTGTTCATCAGCAAAGCATTCAAGTCGTTGATGTTTGATGCAACCCCGGAGACTTGCCCCATACGGTTCAGGTAGTAATCCGCTGCCGCATAGAACTGTGTTCCCTGCCCCTGCGACCACCCAAGAGTACGCTGCATCGCAGCAAATGTAGCAGCGGCCTGATCCTCAGCAACCCCGTAGGCTTGACTTATTCGTGCCACATCCGCTGTGATGGCAGTGACAACATCTCCACGGAAGCCTGCAGCCATTGCGGCCCGCATCGCAGTAGCGTTCTGCGTGAGTGTGATGTACTGATTGCTGATCCGGTACAACCCCTCAAGCAACCGATTCGACTCCGGCCCGTTGACACCGAAGCGACGGGTGATGTCGGACATGACCTCACGAACCTGCTTCAAACTACTCAGAGCTTGTTCAGCACCCGGTAAAGCCTTCAGGATGCTGGAAACCTTGCGTAAGCCATCCCCCAGAGCCTTGAAAATGTCGAATTTGATGAACTCTCCGACCTTCTTCAACCCATCCCAAATCGTACTCAGGATATCCGAAACAATGCCTACCGTCTTCCCGATGAACTTTCGGATCCCCTCCAGCGATTTCTCCATAATGACATAAGCGGTCTTCTGCTGGAATCTCCACTTCTTGTCCATGAAGTCGTAGAACTGGTCGAACTGCATCTGGAATGCTCGCTTGGTATCGTTATAGCTCGTGCGGAAGAGGATGTTGTACACCTGTTTTGCCAAAGCATCAGTACGCTTGGTGGTGTCGTTTGCCATCTGCTGCAGTTGATTCTGGTAGAGCCTACGCTGCTCATCCGACATGTTGCGCATCATCTTCTTCGTCTTATCCCCGTGAAGCAAGATGATGTTCTCCATGCTCTGCCGGAAGCTCTTCCAATGCGATAGCTGTGAGGCTTGATACTGATCGGCAGATTTGGAGATATCACGAGTCGCCCGAGCAGCCGTGTTCTCGATCGCCTGAGCAGTAGCATCTGCGTCTTTCTGAATCTGATTCAGAATAGGCGAGAAGTTCTTCATTGCATTCGGAAGATCATCACTCAGAAGAGTCTTCAGTGCTATCAGAGCCGTGTACATGCTCTGTGCGGCTCCGGCATCGATTCCCTGCGTAAGGAAGGATGCCGACTGATCTGCACGATTGACGGGGGCTTGAGGCCCACCGACAGGTGGCTTTATGCCTGCTGCCATGTCCCTCAAACCCCCTTACGACCAAAGTAAACTAAGACTTGCGCTTACGTCCCGTCCTAGCCTTCTCTACTGCCTCGGCTCGTTTCTCATTTTCGTAGTTCACAAACTGTTTGACAAGAGCAAAGTAGGCGTCTAGCTCACTCACACTCATCAGATTGTCAACATCGTTGAATGAGAACCCTCCGTACTTAATCAGATTGACTTGCCGATTCATTACCTTCTGCAGAATAGTTCCTCTTTGGTGCTCGAAAAAGGAACTCTTCGGCAAGCGAAATCGTCACTTCCTTGACATCTCCGCAATGAGGACATTCGTAAGAAGTCCGCAAATCGTACCCGAACGAGGCGTCTGCCAAACCCTGCTCAAACGCCGCCATATCGTGGGCGGAGAGCTTCTGTACCAGACCCTCTGCCTGTGGGACAGAGACTCGTTCGTTGTTGATCTCGCATATCTGCTTCGCACGCGAATAGACAAACCCATCATCGTAATCGAGACCGAGCTTCTGCTTACGCAAGGTATTCTGCTTCTCGATATCCATCTGATCCTCGACCAGCAGATGACGCATGGTGAGCACCTTCCCCGTATCAGGGAGAGTGATGTTGAAGGTCGGAACCGTGTCCTTGCGGATCGGGATTGCAACCAGATCGTCGAGATCAACTGCCATAGGAATAGCAGTCCGACAAACACGACATGGTGTTTTGTACTCGTAATGATTATCGATCGAGAGCTTCCGCACCTCGATAACCAGTACGGATACATCGGACAATGCTATCTTCTGGAACTTGAATTCAGGACCGGAGGGGCTGAGAATACAGCCCCTCACGAAGTCCAACATTTTCGCCAACTGGCGCTTACTTGTGAAGAAACTACGAATCTCATTCACGGACCACTCACGAATCTCAAAGTCCGCTGGATACCCCAAAAGACCCTGAGAAGGCAAACTGACTACAAGACTCCGCATATCCACCCTCCAAAGAAAAACAACCTACTACCTACAACGAACAAACACACTAAGGAGCCAAGTTCTCGTCCGGAATTGCCTTGTCGATACTGAGAGTGACCGAGATTTCTACCTGAGAACTCGAACCCTGATCCAAGCTACTCGGGGACATATCCAGAGGGAAGGCCCCGATCAGCTTTATGACACGCTTGACCTCAAAGTTCGGATTGTAGAGCGTGAGGGATCCGATCTTCTTGTAATCGGCAGGAAGACCCGCACGCATCGTGATCGGGTTCCAGACCATCCTACGCCAGCCGATGATCGCCTTCCAGATGTTAGGATCAACGAAGTCCTTGAACTTGATGTTGATCGCATCATACGTGGTACGACCCGCGTAATACATCTCGGAATGCATGTAAGGCACTGTAATCTTGTCCGTGGTCTCCTTCGGCAGGTCTACCGTAGTCAATGACAAGGACAGAATGTTCGAGTCGTTCTCGAAGTTAGGCACACCCTGAATTGTCAAATCCCACAGGTTCTGCTCCTGCGGAGCCCAAGTCCGCATGGTGTCATCATAGAGCTTGTCTACCATTATCAATCACCCACCCTTACTCTAGGCCCGCACTGTAAGAGCGGACTACCCAATCGATGAAGATCCACTCGCCATCCTTCTCGAACTGGACAAACACTTTGGACATAATCTCGTTCCTATCGCGTACAGCAGCCGTATTCAACTTGTCATCGCACTGGACACGATAGTCATAGATACCGCCGTCGCCACGGATCGGATCAAGAACGAGCTTGCAGGCATCGATCAGATTACCCCACGTCTTTTCGTTTGACTTATCGAACTCGAAGTTCTGTGCCAGCCGGTCGAGCTTCTTCTGTGCGTAAAGCAGTGTCCGCTGCGCGGAGAGTCGATCCAGAGCAGTAGCAGTCCGCTGCAGGGTCTTCTGCCCACGAAGGACAATACCCGCATCCCGGAGCTTGACCCACGGGTTGATGTTCTGCCCAGCTATGCTGTACATCGAAACCTGATCCGGCTTCGAGGGGTTCCACCGCAGCTCGGAGGTGAACTTGTGTAGCCCACGCTTACGACCCGCAGGGGCCATGAACGGGTTCGACTCCTTCTCGGAGTTGGCAATGACCGCAGCAAGCGGGCCGGACGGTGCAACCCAGACACCATCAGGGCTGTACTCATCGATGTAGAAGTGCCACGGATATGAAGTCGTACCGAAGCGATCATTCAACGCAGCCGGTGGTCCACCTGCATACGTTCCGTTCACCCACTGTTTGACCTCATCACGAGTGAGGTTGTCCGGCGGGTCGATCAGGGCAATGCAGTCCTGACGAGTGACACCTGCGAGAAGCAATAGCGCAGCTACGACATCCTTGTCTGATTCGCCGGGGCATGCCACCAAATCGATATCGCAGTCTTCAGGGTTATCGAACAGGTGAAGACCAGTAGCAGGAGTTGTAGGCTCAACTGCTGCTGTCCCGATGAAGTCTGTATCGACAGCCGAAGTACCAGAGGCACCAGATGCCAGCGTGTAGGTACGGTACTCACCCGTCCATGCAGCAGGCCATGCTGGAGATCCCGAGGCTTGAGCAAAGTCCACCAGATCATCATCCAATGCCGCAGCAGCCGTAAAACCGTCCACATTAGCATGTTCGCGCATGAGAACACCCTGATAGTACACCTTGATGTTCACATGACCGGCAACGCCATCCTCGGCTACCACTGTTTCGACGGAAAGGTCGTTTCCCCAAGTACCCTTGGTCTTGGCTGTGACAGTCAGGATACTTGTCAGGTTATTGACAATATCCACTGTTGCTGCCGCTGCAGACCCATCTTCCACACGCACGACAATCAGGTTCGAGGAGCAACGCAGGAACTGCATCGCCGCACAACCCAACTGAGTCGTAGGCAACCCGAAAGTCGCTACGTATTCAGACGGGGAAGTGATCTCCGTCCGAACATTGATCGGACCCTTATGTGCAACACCCACTACCCCAAGAATCGTACCGCTCGGGGCAGTCTCATACAGCGACTCATCAAAAGTACGCTGAATAACACCCACAGGATAGGCCATCAGCCAACCTCCTTATCCCCGACTGGGGAATCTAAACCCCCGAACGATTCTTCTGGAGCCGTCTCTGGGGCATCCGTTTGTTGTTCCTGTTGAAGTATATCTTTTGAGACCCTGTGCCTCTTACTCCCCTTCTCGATCTTGGGAACGACTTCGACCGACATCCCCAAAGTGGAAACGCTTACTCCACCAGTCTCCGGAACTTCCGGCACCTCTGTAAGCCGAATCTCCTTCCGGCGCTCCTGCACCCGGATCATGGAAGTAATGGCTTCCGACGCGATCTCGATCACCATTTTCGGCTGCAAGAACAAAGTACGCAGCCGCCCATTCTCGAACAACTGAATAGGTACTTCATACCCCACCCGATTAGACAGGAGGTATTTCTCCATACCCCACCTCCCATGAAGAACGAACTTTCCCTATGAGTTTGACCTGCTGTACTTCTCGGAAAGAAAATCCAAGTAGTGACATCGTGCCCACCCCAATGAACACACGTTCCTTATCACCGGGATCCTCTTCTGTACTATTGGTGATCCCCGAGGATTTCAAGAGCAAACACAAATACCCCCAATCAGGGATATCAACATTCACATACGAGTTATCTAAAACGAACAAGTTGGTAAACTGACGCGCAATTTCGTTCATCTGTTCCTGTGTCTTTGCCTTGAACCCCAAACGATACTCGACACTCACTGCTGTGGGAGTCTGTGCTTCCAAGGCAATCAACCGATGACGATCCACCCCCACCAACATAGTTTTGCGGAAGAAGTTACGGTTTGCATCCGGGGTAATCCCCCCACGATACAACCCAAGATGGGGGAGAGGGAGACGCAGGGTCTGCTGCATTCGATACAGCTCAGTATTGAACATTCGAGCCACGTTTGCAAATGCCCGCTGAGGGGTGACCATATGGAGAGGGATGACTTTGCTCGCCCATGTAAATGAGCCAAAACGAGCCAGCATAGCTCTGTCGTAAAGCTGGAAAATATCGAACTGAGTCGCAACTGCGGGATCCGCTTGTCCGGCCATATCCCCCATCAGAAATCACCTGCTTCCCAGTCCGACATCTGAGAATCGAACTCATACGCAGCAGCCATGTGCAAGTATGTCTTCATATCGACAAAAGACTTCCCATCGATGATCACCTGTGCTGGGAGAAACCGTTGCGTGATCCCCGGCAGGAAGACATCAGCTAACCACTCCCGCCCCTGTTTATGGGTACGGATAATAGCTCGCTTGTCGAGGAAGATATCCATAGCGAAGCGTTTGGCCTGTTGAACAACAGCGATGTCTTGATCAGAAAGGGTAAACCCCTTCAGCCGCAATCGAGCTTTGTAATGAACCTTGAAGCCCAAATCCACGATAGCTTCAAATACACCAGCATCGTAGATATAGACGATCTTGGCAGGATAAACAAACGTCTGCACCACAACCCCCAAACTACAACAGATCAGGCGATGGGATATTGGCTACGAGATCAAACTCCAAAAACTCGTTCGTCACCCCAACCTGAGACTCTTCACGTCGCAAAACTGTCGCAATTTCATAACGGCTCCCATCATAGATAATCTCATCCCCTATTTTAGGAGCTATCCCACGTTCCGATAAAACCTTTCGAGACGACCGAAAAAGAATCTGCCGGGAGATGTCAATCGCCCATGCAGACATCCCCATCTCCTCGGGAGCAAAAATAGGACGAAGGGGAACTTCCAGTACCTCGGTGAATGACCGTTCCGTATGCTCCGCTGTATCGTAAATGTCGTGAACAAGCGATTTCTCGATACTCAAAACACGGTAGGTAAGTCTCGGAGCCTGTAGCCGGTACTGTTCAACCAGCAACTTCTCCCACAGGTTGACATCCTTTGTTCCTACAAACCGTGTACTGTTCAACAGTTACTTCCGATCAATCTGAACATCAGCAATAGGGATCTCACGCCTCACAGCTTCCATAAATGCTTCAGCCAGTGTATCGAAAGCCTCTTCTTTCAACCACCACTTCCCCTGCCTCAGCACCAAAGACTCCCCAGTAATCTCCGCTCCCGGAGCAATTCCTGCAGGGTTATCCCGGCTAACGACACCGGGAGGGGCTTCCTGATCACCCTGCTGAGTTCTGGACAACTCAGCACCCATCTTCGCGGGAGTAAGTGCAGACGCACTTCCTGCTGACACCAGTACATTCATCACTTCGGGGACGATAGTGTTGGACTTGGCAGCGATCTCGTCTCTCCACCAACGCAGCATCGGTCCAAACTGATCTACCAGCCATGCGGCCAGCACCTTCTGAGCCTTCGAAGTATCAGACTTAGCTGTTGCTTTGAAGGATGCCAGATGAGCATTCAACTGTGCCGCCTGCTTCGAGCGCAAGTAGATGAGCATGAGGTTCGCCACAGCCTTCAAAGAAAGCTGGTTGGGGTTCGTCACTCCGTAAATGGCAACTTCCTGAATCCGCTTACGTCCCTCGAACTTCAATTCGTCGTCCGTGGGTAGACCACCCTCCTCGGGGGCAGATTCTGCAGGGGGTTCTTCGATCGTGTTCTCCGGCGGAACAGAATCTTTATCACCCATCTGAGGAGCCTGCGTACCCAACAAGGTCTGAAGCCGACTCAGCAGATTCGCATACTCCACCCATATATCGAGAGCAGCAATCTGCAAATCAGTCACTGACTGTTCCGCAGAAGCCAGACTAACCGTATTTTCAAGGGCATCCTCACCATCGGGGCCATGATCATACGACTGCGACCGGA